TCCACCCACTTCAAGGACGGCACGAAGATGGGTGTTGACGGGGGGCTCAGAAGAGATCTGATTGACAAATTGAGTGACATCGGTCTGGATGACAGACGGAGTAGAAGTAGCAGGCTCGATTGAAGCGGCCATTTTGGACGCGGTTTTTAACCCTCCCACGCGTCCGAAGGAGGGTTGGTTACTTTCTGTACCCACGCGCGATTAGGGCTGCGCGAACTCGCCCGATTTGGCGTCCTACGCCTGGTTGAGTGAGGAGGGCATCGGAGCCTTCTTCACAACCGACCCAGTCCATGAACCACTCCCTGGCTTTCTCCTTGGACGGCAGGACCGTCCTCCCAGCCCCATCGGAGAGACCGTATTTCTCCTCGAGGAAGCTCCTGATCTCGTCCTGAAATGTCTCATCATGTGGCGCCAGCTCAGCCATAGCCGCGCAGATGACGTCCGGAAAACACTCCACAAATCGGTCTCGAGTGCAGTAGCTGAGCATGTTGTAAATGGTGCTCCGAGGAAGACGTCCAACGTAACCACCTCCAAATGGGACAAATTCACGCCCGAGGAACTGAATGTCCTCGACCCTAGCAACCACCTTCACCGGTCCCTTGTCGGCTCCGGTAATCTGAATGCCCGTACGCTGGATGAAGTCGGAAAGAGCCCGTTCATAGGCCGCGGCCGTGCCTTTCTTAATGGAGATAACGTTGTCGTCGGAATAGTGGACGACTCGCAGATCGCACTCGGGACATGCGCTGGATATTTCCCGGATAACGCTACCGGTGAAAACGTCATTCAGGTCCGTGGTGGAGAAACAGCCACTCTTGTTGGAGCCAGAGACCAGGATGACGTTCGCTCCGCCAAAGGCTTCCTGAGCCTCCTCTGGGAGGACTTCCACGGCGTTAAAAACGCACTGCAAAAGCGTGAGACGCATGAAGTCGTCATCACCCATCTCTCCATACTGGGTGACATGATTCTTTGCCTGCGCCCCTGCCCGGCCTCGCGCATAACACTTGTTGGCGTGGAGGGTGACAGCGTCTCCAAGTGGTGCCTGGAGATTGAGATCGCATGAGGCGGTATCTCCATCTCCAAATTCGCGCTCCCCGTTGGGACCGAGGACTTTCACGACGCGGGTGAACTGACCGGGGCGTATACCGAGGGCGTGGTTGTATCGCTCCCCCCTCTGTTTGTATCCTTCATGGTATTCTCCGAAGTACTTGCGCGAGAGGGCCTGGTGGACGATGTCCATGGCATAGAAGATTCGGGTCTTCCCGATGGCAACTTTCTCGAATTCGACTTTCTCGTCCTTGAGGCAGTTCTGGGTGAAGAACGTGTAACCCGCACCGGAGAGAATCTGTTGCTCTGCGTATTCAAAGAGTTCGATCGCCTCAGGGGTGAAGAAACCGTACTCATCCAAGAAAGCTCCTTTAGTCGGGAAAGGAAAGCCCGCGGAGCGCTTGCGTCCAAAAGGAGGAAAAGGGCTGGTAGGCCCCGCGCACTTCTCGAACGGGACGATCTCGCATTCGAATGGCTCACCAAGGTGCTCGTTCGCTCTATGAAAGAGCCAGTTCATGTCTGAGGTGTACTCCGTCTTGGCAAACTTCTCCCTCTTGATACGACCAACTTCCCAAGGATCGATTCCGTCCTTGGCGCGCATGAGCGCCGGCGCCTTCGTGCGCTGAGGAAAAGGGTGGGGGACAGTAGCCACCTGAGAGTTGCCGCGCGAGACAATCCTAATCTGAGGACACTTGAGAGCGGAGATGTTGCCTTGTTGCGTCAGTCCGGCCGCCGCATAGTCCGGAATTGAAAAGGCTCTCTTATTCTCGGCGGCGAGAACCTTGATTTGCCCTTCAGAGAGGGGTTGGTAGCAGCCCCGGGAGGAACCGCCAGCTTTCTTGCCAAGGGCGTCATAGGTAGCCTCAGTCCCAGCCACGTGGATACCGTGGATCTTGCCAACTCCGCCAACGAATGAGTAGTATGGAGCTCCGCACTGACCCGGTGTGCCATGTATGGAAGTGTAGACCACAGGGGTCGAGCCCTGAGGCGTGGATAGACCATCCAGGTCAATACGGGAACCAACTTCCGTTTGAAGATGCCACTGATTACCATCCACGGCGTGGAAGCTTGACATGAGCGCTCCCGTACCGTCGTCCCCAAACCATTTATCCTCGTTGTTCTGCACGGGAATGAGGGGAACTCCACTGAGGAGTGTATAGAGAGCGATGTCACCGGGACCATGCGTGACGCTCCACTGGTCGGTTGAGGCTCTCAACCCGTTGGGGTAAATAAGATGTAGTCTGCCAGACACGGGCTTGAAGTGTGCGACGGTGAGCAACTGGGTTGCGTTGATGGCAGTGAATTGGACCATGGGATTTCCAGGGGGCTCACAGACAACTCCAATGGCAGAGCGAACCCGGGCGATAAAATTCGCAGCTGAAGCTCCGCCGCGTCCGTAGGTGGCGTTGTGGACGCGGGCGATCCAAGGGTTTTGGAGAAACTGCTCACCAGTCGTGGGTTCAACCTTGGCTTGCTTGTTCTTCCTGCGATCCTTCTTAGCCTGTCGCTGGGAAGAAGTAGTTCCTTTTCCTTTCTTCTGATGCGGCGTTGGGTCGTCCTCCCAGTAAGCGTTGTCTTCGTCATCATCCCAGTACCCGTTGGCGTAATCGTAGCTCGAGCCGGCGTATTCGCCGTGTTCAGAAAAGTGGGCGGCCTTGTAGTCCTTGTAATCTCGGGGATCAAGGTCAATGTCCCGAACTTGGGGTACGTAGTTGCGGAGACCACTCGTCACGCTGTTGCTCTTGCGATTGCGCCAGTAGGAGATGAGCCCAAGACAAAGGCTCATAACTGTGGCCGTCCCAACGCAAGCCGCGAGCTTGTAAGGAAACTCTTGAGCCCCTTCCTTGGATGGGTAGGCGGCATAGTTCTTCGCCACAGCGGCTTCGTCCAGGTGAAAGTTCCTGTAGTCAAGGAGGGACATGAGACCGAAGCATGACCCATTGGGGACTCCCAACCGGACGAGCACTTCGCGGTACGCGCTGAGGTGCACGATGAGGAACCAACCTTCCAGTGCGTTGCCCTGGGTGATGCCGTACGCTATCACCTGGCGAAGGTTGGTAAAGGCGATGGTTTCG